CATTTTTTAATTCTTGAAAAAATTTTCGAAAAATGGACATTTTTTATGTCCAATTTTAAAATCTCGATTTGAGAATTGTAAAAAAAAACGAAAAAATGAGTTTACAGCATAATGGTTTAATTTCTATTTTTGAAAAATTAAAAGTGTTACTGAAAAATTTTTAATTATATTCGTAAATAATTTAGGAGAATTTTTATGTAGTCAATATATACTATAAATGACTACAAATAATTCTTCAAAATTCTCATATAATTTTATATGTGATTTATGTAATTATTCATGTAAGAAAAAGGGTGATTATAATAAACATTTACAAAGCAAAAAACATAAAAATAATGAAATACTACATAATACTACAGCAAATTCTCCAAAATTCTCCAGAGAATATGTATGTAATTGTGGAAAAATTTATAAACATCATTCTAGTTTATATAATCATAAAAAGAAATGTAATAATTTAAAAGATAACGAAATTTTTATAAATGAAGATAAAATAGATTATAAAACAATGTTTTTAGAAGTGGTAAAAAAAAACAATGAATTTCATGAATTACTAGTAAAGCAACAGCAACAAATAAGTGAATTGATACCAAAAGTTGGAAATAACAATAATAATATAAATAATAAAAATAAATTTAATATTAATGTATTTTTAAATGAAAAATGCAAAGACGCATTATCAATGGATGAATTTATTAATAACATAGAAATTTCCATGAAAAACTTACTAACAACAAAGGAAAAGGGTCAAACACAAGGAATAAGTAACATAATAATAGAAAATATGAATAAACTATCATTATATGAAAGACCTTTACATTGCACTGATAAGAAACGTGAAACATTATATGTTAAAAATCAAGAATGGGAGAAAGATGAAAATAAAGAATTTATAAATAAAGCATTGAAAAGTGTAGAATCAAAACAATTAAAGAATTTGAATGTATGGTTAGAAACACATCCAAATTATATGAATAATCCAAGCGAACAAGAAGAATTTGCCAAGTTAATGAGTGAATGTGGAAAATCAGTAGATGAAGGCAAAGATAAAATAATAAAGAAAGTATGCGATAATGTGTATATAGAAAAAGAAGATTAATTTTTTTCTAATATAATTTTCTTATTAAAAAATATAGATTTTACTTTTAAATTAAAAATAATTCTGTCATTTTCATTATCATAACAAGGGAATGAGATATCAGGTTTTAATTTTTTAATAATTTTTCTAATATTCGAACTATAATAAATAATTTCTTTATCATTATTAGACAAATATTTTGCTGTTCCATTTTCATTAATAATGCCTTCAAGTTTGATAAAAGCCGTATTTTTATTTATTATTCTAGTTTCTATACTTTGTTTACCAATTAAAGGAACATTTACAGTTGTAGAATATCTTTCTCCTACTAATGGAAAACATATATTTCTATTAATAAGAGTTAATAAGAGAAGTAAAAAATTAATCATCATTGTTAAATAATTAGAGAATTATTTTTAATAGTATATTTATAAAATATATATAATAAATATATATTGGAAATAAGCATTAATGTAAAAGCATCAACATTATAATTTATTATTGGTAAACAAATAATATCATACGATAATATATGGGACCAATTTTTTTCACCTCTAAATTTTAATAAAATAGATAAAATATGAATATAAAAACTTTTTATAATATTTTTATGATTATTTCTAATAATACTATTATTTTCATCAGTCCAAAATAAGTTCTTACTACTTTTGTATTTAAAAAAATTATTATTCATTGAAGAATAAACATCAATATTATGGATAGCATATGAATTAGCAAGTTTTTTTGCTCCAGATATACTTATAATATAAGCAGCTGAGCTGCCAGAAAACAAATTAACATTATTGTTATTATTTTGTAAAATACCATCTGTATGTAAATTAATAATATCCCATTTTTTATGAATTTTATTAAAATTTGTAATAATTTTTTTAATATTATCATCTAAATTTAGATAATCATATGGGTATGCATCATCTTCTAAAATAAGTGAATATTCTATATTATTTTTAACAATAATTTTTGCTAGTAAAATATGTGATAAAGCACATCCTAATATTTTTTTTGGTGTCAGTAATAAAGATAGTGGATGAATAATATTTCTATAATTTAAATGTTCATTTTTTGTAGCATCTACACCATAATAAATTTCATATTTTATATTATTTTTATCATAATTATTTTCAAAATTATTAATATTTTTTGATCTCTTTAATGTAATAACAAATTTTGGAATCATTAAACTAATAAATAAAAAAAATTGATGTAAAATACTTATAAAATAAAAGAATATAAAGTTTTGAAAAAAACAAATGACAGATTATAATAAGATTGAAGTATTATATCCTATTCCAAAAAAATGTGTGGTATGTAGAGATAAATTCTATGTTGGTATGAAAATAAAAAAAACTTCAAATAATATAAATATATATTACAATACAAATGAGAAAGATAAAATAATGTTATATTTGAATCAAAAATTTCCAGATGAAATTACAAGATATATTATAAAATTTTTGAAAGATATTATAATATATAGTTATGGTCATGTGAATTGTTGCAATATGAAAAATAAGAATATTACATGGAATATAGTAAGTCAAAGAGATATGGTAATTCATAGTGTAATGTAAAATATAAAATAAATATAAAAATTAAATATCTAAACTAATAGTGTTTCTTTCACTGGTTGTTTTTTTACCTTTTTTATTACTTTTTGGCATTTTTGAAGAACTAAGTTCTTTTAGATCTTGAATACTAATTGTACTAGATTCTTTAACATCAGGTTGTTCTTGCTGAATATTAATTTGTTTTGTTTTAATTCCAGATAGAATGTCAGAAATATCAGATGGTCCTTTCATTTCAGGACGTTTACTTTGTTGAGGTGTTATTGTAGGATTGCTTGAAGGAAAAGGAACATTTCTATCGTTAATTGAAGAAAATTTTTGTTCAACATTAATTCCTTCTTCACTTCTAGCCATAGAAATATCTGGGCGATTTATTGGCATGTCTACACGTTTGCTCTTAGGTGGTTGTTGGGTTTTCATTGGTGGCGGAGGAGGCATATTATTATTCATTTGAGATGGTTGGATAGTTGACATATTGGAATTATTCCCAGGAACAAAGTTATTCATAAAGCCACTAAAACCAGGAGATGTATTATTCATACTATTAACAGCTGCTTGACTAAATTGCTGCATTAGTTCAGGGTTTTGTCTCATAATTTCATCCATTCCAGGAATGGCAGATTTGAACATTGTATTTGTCATATGAACCATAATGGCAGAACCACCTAATTGGAATAATAATTTTAATTCAGGCGCCATTTTAGCCTTAGATTTGTATTTTTCATGTAATTCAGAAAAAATTTCATCATAATCATTAAGATTTTCATTAACTTGTTCAGCCCAACCATCCATTTTTAAATCAAAAGGATCAAATTTATTATTTAGAAATTCTAAACCAGTAATAGCGGCCATTAATATTTTGCCTTGAAATTTAATACTATTAGATTTTTCTTTTTCATTTATTAACATTTCATACTCTCCTTGCATTTCATTTAGAGGGTCATTCATAGTATATTTTTTAGAAAGATTAGCACCTTTTCTCTCTAGTTCTTCTAATTTTTTAAGAACTTTAAATTTTTCTCTTAATAATTCTTCTTTTGTTAGTTGGGGATCGGGATCAGGAATGGGTATATTATTAAATTTTCCATATCCATCCCATGTTTTAGTTTCTTTGTGAGTTTCAGCTGTAGATGTTCCAAGATTAATTTCATTATCTGTCTTTAAGTCTTCAAAAGTAACAGATGGTGCTTTTTCACTAAAATTGTCTAAATTAACACTGTTGATAGCACTTGTAAATAGACCGGATTTTCCTCCAGATTCAACAGGTTTTGATTTAACATTTATATCATCAGTTAAAGTATTCAATTCATTTTCTAATTCACTTAATTCTCCTAAACCAATATCAATTGATTGAGATTTTTGTCTTTTATCATTCATAAGGAGCTCTAATCCTCCGCCATGATTAACAGTTCCTTTATTATCTATAGTATGTAAATCTATAACAGTTTCACTCATTATAGAGAAATAAGAATATATAATTTTAAGTAATTCGCAATTAAATATATTAATTTAATTTAATATTAAAATATTTATTGTGTTTTTATTATATTATTTGCAATTAAAAACCAGTAGCCTTGTAAAAAACAATCTGCTAAATCGTCTTTTTTCTTACTAGCTAAAAATGAAGTAATATAGTTTTCATCAATATTATATTTGTTTAATAAATCTTTTGTATATTCAATACCAATTTTTTTTCTCTCATTGTATGAAGTATTTTTAGATGATGAAAATAATTTTAATTTGTTAGCAGATGATATAAATTGTATATCAAATATATTTTTCATTATAAAATATTGTGATAACATTCCCTGTATAGATTTCATTCTTGTAGCAATAGGACTAATTTGATTTTCAATCAATACTTTATCTATATTATCAAAATATAGTTTATCTAAATTATTTTTAATGCTGATACCAATGTCAATCAAATTAATATCGTTAGCATTTGTATTATTATTAATATATTCTAAATAATTATTATTTATATATTGTTCTATATTTTTAATAATATTTTCTTTATTTGGTGGTATATCATGAGAAATACTATGTTGTTTTGCTAAATCAATTAAAGTATTAATTTTGAGTCTATTATAATTATTAAATTCGTTTGGTAAAATTTTATAATCACTTTTACAAGTATGTAATTTACAATAATAATTTGAATTTTTAAAGAATTTAGCAGGTTTATTACAAAGTTTATTTGAAGTTTTGGTATTATTACAATAATTACATAAATCAATATTTTCTTCACATAAATTTATAACTTGCCAAAATACTATTTTAAAAATTTTATCATCTATATTTTCAATTATACATAATGCTAAATTTTTGATACCAACATCAATACTTAATATTTTCATTATAATTTATATATTTTTATATTTTTATATTTTTATATTTTATATAAAATCATTTATCAAGGCAAATATTTTTAAGATAATAAGAATTTCTAGAATTGATAGTATCAATAGCAATATTGTAGATTTTTTTATAATTGTTATTTTCATCATCATATTTTAAAGTATAATTATTATCAGTTTCTCGAATATTCATATCTTGATTTTTAGTTACTTTATTAGTATATTCAATAATATGATTAATTTGTTTTTGTGACATTTATATTAAAATATAATTATATATTTTTATATAATTTATATTTTTATTATTTTTAATTATTCCATTTCCACCATGATGCCCACTGTTTACATTGTCCCGGTTTATTTTTAAAATAATGTAAATATCCATAAAAAGGTAATAAACCTTCGTTGCTTAATAATACACAATATTGACCTTGGGGGCAATCACTATTTACAGAACACGATTTTGGAAAAAACATGTCATACATAAAACCACCTCCTTTTTTAAATGTTTTATTTTTTTTATTTCTTTTATCTTTTTTATGTTTTTTATATTTTTTAGTTTTCTTATTTTTATCATACATATAATAAATTGTAAGAAAAAATTAATTTTTGAAAATTGTTGGTGCAATAGTTCTATTTTGTAATTCTTGTCTTGATAAATATACATTTTTAAGATCTGAATTAAAGTAAGTTTCTGGTAAAAATTGATTTTGTATTGGAAATATTGATTTATCAATACATGATTGTTGATTTAATTTGATAATAGCATCAGCATTATTGGTTAAATATTTTCTGTAGCTCCAGTTATTATTGATATTCGCATTATTTTGTAAATATAAATCCATGTTAATTGGTTGTTCCCAAGTAGAAAAATTTCTTCCATCAGACATTAATGGTATATTACTCATAATATATTATTATGATAAATTATTTTTGCAATAATTGTATTAATTCATCTTTTTTATATTTTGTGCTATCACTAGATTTTACTAAATTTTTTTTAACAGCGAACTCTCTTAATTCATTAACTTTCATTTTACTATAATTAATATTTTCATTTAAATCATCATTATTGATTTCAATAACTTTTTTATCATTATTATCATTATTATCATTATTATCATTATTATTATTATCATTATTATCATTATTATTATTATTATCATTATTATCATTATTATCATTATTATTATTATCAATGTCATCTACAACAATTTTTTGAATATCGGTTAATGATATATCTTGAAGATTTCCTATAGAGCTAACACTTTTATTATCACAATCAATATCGGTATCAGAATCATTATAACTATCACTATCACTATTACTGTCACTTTCGATATCACTATTTACTTGTAAAAAATTAGAATTTTTTTTATTAATTGTTAATAATTTTACATTATCGTTTTCATGGTCAGGTTCATGAATTGCGTCGCTTTGATAGGGTTCTTCTTGATCGCCATTGCTTTCATCATCAGATACATCTATCTTAGATTGAAGTAATTGATTGTCACTATTAAAATTAGTTTCTAAATTAGTTTTATCAGGTATAGAATTATTTTGCAATTCTAAGTTATTCAATTTATAAATAAATGTTTGAATGATTTCTCCTTGTTTAATTAATGATTGTTCAAGAGAATAAATACGTTGAACGCAGTAATACATAATTAATCCAGATAATAGTAATGTAATTCCTAAAGAAATTATAAATCCACTAGTTTCTAATCCAAATAATGTCATCTATATTTAAAATAAAAGGAATATATTTTAAATAATATTTTAACGTAATTAAATATTAATCTTTTGCATTACATTTTCTGCATCTTTAATTACATTATCGGGATAATTCAAATCTTTTAATACATCAATTCCACCTTTATAATAAGATATTCCATGAGATAATTTATATGTAAATTTATTATCAATAATATTCATTTTTTTATTTATTATATTTTTATGTGAATTAAGTTTTTCACATAATGTAGTAAAATGAGTTGTTAACATAAAATTACAATTATTATAATTAGTTAAATATTTTAAATAAGAATAAGCACATGATATTGCTTCCGTAGGATTAGTTCCTGAATATAATTCATCAAATATGCAAAAATGGCGACCTTCATTAGATTCTATAGAATCTAAAATATATTTACATCTTCTGACTTCAGATTGAAATAAGCTATCTCTCTGTGAAGTATCTGGTATATTTATGTAAGAATGAATAAAATTATATGGATTGATTAGAGCCTTTTTATAAAACCCACAAGAAAATTGTTGTGATAAAATAATATTAAATAAAGTAGATTTTAGGATGGTAGTTTTTCCAGAAGCATTTGGTCCAGTAATTATAATATTATTTTTTAAATGTATATTATTAGTAATATAATTACTATCTATACAACAATAATAAGAGTTATAAATTTTAGTTTCTTTATTATTAACAATATTACAGAAGTTAATTTTTTTATTATTAATATTATTTTGTATACACAAAATAGTGTCTTTAAATGAATGTAAATATAAACAATATTTGATACTAGTAATATATTCTTGACATTTAAATAATTCATAAAAATTTTTCATTTTATCGCCCATTGTATGTAGTTCAAATATATTAAAGTTACAGAATTTTATACCATTTAAATTATTATAAAATAATATTAAATAATTTTTAATTTCATTATTTTTATTTATAAAGCCCTGTAAAGTAGTTTTACAATATGAATTAACATTATCAATTAATTCAATATAGTATTTACAAAAATTTTTGAATGTATGTAAGTAATTATTTATTTTACTGAAATTTTTATAAAATTTAATACATGATATAATATTTTGATATATATTGAAAAAATAAAATATTAGAGAAAATGTAAGAAAAAATTTTCTATCCCAACCGACTTTTGCAAAATCTTTAATAGCATTACCAAGTGGGTGATTTTTCATTATAGTAAGTAATATTTCAACATAATTAGATAATGTTATATTATTTCCTTTAAAAAGAATAATAAAAAAAGGAATAAACATTATGATAATTGGTATAATAATAGTGATTAATGGATTAAAAATATTATATAATGATAAACATTGTAAAAATAACGAGTTTCTATTTAAAAACTCAAATATTGGAAAAATTTCTAAGTATTGATATGTATTAACAAAGTTTTTATCTTTATCAGTAATATTATTAATTTCGTATATATCTTTATAAAGATTTTGTATATTATTAATATCATAATAATTGCTAGTATCAGAATAATTTTTTATAAAGTATTTCATATCATTTAAAAAAGATGGGTTATTTGTATAATATGTTGAGTATTTGTCTAATAAATCGCTATAGAATATATTGTTATCTAAATTAGAAAGATTAAAAAACTTTCTATATAAAAGATGATTGTAAGTATTAGATATTTCGAGATCGTTTTTTACATTATCATTCAATGTATATTTATCTTGTATATAAAATATCGGTAGATTAAAATCAATATAATTTAAATTTATGTTTTTTGAATTATTATCTATAGTCATTAAATATAAATAATAATATTCTATTAATTTATTAACGTATTAAGATTCTTTATAATTTTGAGGTAATTCAGTGATATTGGTGTTATAAAAAGATTCAATATCTTTCATTAATCGATAATCTCTTCTAGTAACAAAATTAATGGCAGTGCCTTTTCTACCCCAGCGACCACTTCTGCCAATTCTATGTAAATATGTATGAACGGATTTTGGAATATCAAAATTAATAACTGTGCTAACTTGTTGAATATCAATGCCTCTAGCTGTTACATTAGAAGAAATAAGAACCCTCTGTTTACCTTCTCTAAAATTATTATAATTAAGATTTCTTTCTTCTTTAGACATATTACTGTGAATTTGACAAACGGGAAAGCCATCTGTAATCATATAATTGTATAATTCAGAAACACGCTTTACACTATTACAATAAATAATACATTGTGCAACAGAAAAAACAGAAAATAGATCTTTTAAAGATTCAAATTTTTGATTATCATCTTCTAAATTAATATAATATTGAATAATGCCATCTAATGTCAACATTTCATTTTTTACTAAAATTTTAATTGGATCGCGTAGAAATTGAGATGTTAATGAATATAACTCTCTTGGCATTGTAGCACTAAAGAGGGCAACTTGTATATCATTTGATAAATATTTAAAAATATTATATATTTGCTCTTTAAATCCATAAGATAACATTTCATCGGCTTCATCAATAACCATTAGATTAATAGTTTTGGCATCGATATGATTATTTTTAAGTAAATCGTGTAGTCGGCCAGGACAAGCAATTAAAATATGAGGAGTATAATTTTTAAGTAACTCTATATCATTATATGTAGAAGTACCTCCTACTAATAATTGTGTTTTTAAATTTTGCATATATACACCTATTTTATCAACAACATTTTTAATTTGTATTGCTAATTCTCTAGTTGGAGATAAAATAATAGCTTGTATATTATTATCTTCTTCATTTATAATTTCTAATGTTCCAATTGTAAAGCAACCAGTTTTACCAGTTCCGGATTGTGCTTGAGCAATTAAATCATTTTTTGATATGAAAGGAATAATACTTTTTTTTTGGATTGGACTAGGATTTTCAAAACCATAAGAATAAATTCCTCTAAGTAAAGAAATTTTAATTTCTAATTCATCCCATGAATTAAATACGTATTTTTTATCATCGTCTTCGGCTTTATAATTATTTTTATTAATATTAATAGTCATAATAAATAATTGATATTAAATATTTAAGTGTATTAATAAAAATATATATAAAAATAATTGCATAAGAATTATAAATGGTTGAAGTAAATAAATATACTATACAGGATTTTAATATTATATTAGAGAAGATGGTAATTGAAAAACTAGATGATGATGTAAAAAATAAAATAGATAATTTATGTGAACAAATTATTATAGATGATAAAGACAGAGATAAAAATAATTATCATAAAAATAAAAAAAATGATAATAATAATTTACAATGGCAAAGTATACGTAATTTTCAAAAAACTAAAATAGTAAAGAATGACGAAGAGTTTGATATAAGAAATATACTAAATAAAATGACAGATAATAATTATGATAGTGAAAAAAATAAATTAATTAATATTATTAATAACATAAATAAGGATGATAATTATGAAAAAAATTTAAATAATATATATAATATTATAAAAGATATAATTAAAAACAATATTTACTTTTCATTAATTTATGTTAAATTATGTAGTGATTTATTTCATGTTAATAATTTTTTTCTTGAAAAAGTGATTGAAGATGGCAAACAATTATCAAATTATTTATTATTAATTGAGAATAGAAAAGATATTAATGATTATAACAATCTTTGCAAATATAATAAAAATAATGATGAGAAAAAAAGTATTTTATTATTCTTTGTAAATATATTTAAAAATGATAAAAAGAATTTTAATATTCTAACAAAAATATTAGATGCGATATTGGAAAAGTTTGAAAAAAATATTATCAAAATAGAAGAAAAAGAAAACAATGAAGATTTAATAGAGTTATTATTCATAATAATGACAAATATCAATAATTTAGATGATAAATATAAAAAAAAATTAATAGAAATAAGTAATTATAAGGTGAAAACTTATCAAGGTTTAAGTAATAAAATAATTTTTAAATTAATGGATATATTAGATAAATATAATTAGAAAATATAAAAAAACAATAATTAATAATATATATATAATTTTATGCATAATAATATATATTATAAAATAGAAGAATTTGATAGTAATAATAATGATAGTAATTACAATGATAGTAATTATACCGATGATAATGTTCATGATAATATAAAAAATTTAATATATAATGAAGAAAAAATTATAGATGATTATGAATATAATGAATTACCAATTAAAAATATTAATTTAATATGTGATTACTATAAAATTAAAAAAGGAAAATTATCAAAAAAAGAAAAAATAATGCAAATAATATTTTTTGAAAATAATATAGAAAATATAGATGTAGTTGAAAATAGAAAATTATTATGGGAATATGTAAAAATTATAAAAACAGATAATTTTCTAAAAAATCATATTTTATTAGATGTATAATAATTATAATTTAAAAAATATAAATTTATAAAATTATATTAATAAATAATTATATATGTGCGGTATTATTGGAGTAATATCAAATAATACAATAGAAATTATTAAAAAAGGACTGATACAATTACAGAATAGAGGTTATGATTCCGTAGGTATTTCTGTTATATCAGATAATTTTAAAATGATAAAATATGCATCGAACGATAATGATTGTTTTGAAAATTTATTTAATAATATAAATAAAATCAACATAGGTTCAAAAATAGGTATTGGACATACAAGATGGGCAACGCATGGTAAAAAAACAGATAATAATTCACATCCACATTTAAGTTTTAATAAAAATATAATATTAGCTCATAATGGTATTATTGAAAATTATAAAAAAATAAAGGAAATGTTAATGCAAGAAAATTATATTTTTTTATCAGAAACAGATAGTGAAGTTATAGTTAATTTAATAGATTATTATTATAATGTAAAAAAAAGAAATTTTGAAGAAATTTTAAAAAATTTAGAGAATGAATTAGAAGGGACATGGGCTCTAGTTATAATGAATCTAGATTACAAAGATAAATTATTTTGCTGTAGACATGGAAGTCCTTTATTAATTGGTGTAAGTGATGATTGTGCTATAGTTTCATCCGAAAAATCTGCTTTTAATAATTATATTAATAATTATTTTATATTAAATAGTAATGATATTTGTATTTTAGAGTTAAAATCAAATAATATTATAATAAATACAAAAAATAAATATATTTATAATGAAAATAATAACGTTTCTCAAGAATTAACACCAGAACCATATAAATACTGGATAGAAAAGGAAATTCATGATCAATATGAATCATCTTTAAGAGCAATCAGTTTAGGTGGTAGATTATTAAATAATAGCGAGGTAATATTAGGTGGGTTGGAAATAAATAAAGAATATTTGAAAACAGTAGAAAACTTAGTAATTATTGGTTGTGGAACTTCTTATCATTCTGGATTATTAAGTAAATATTATTTTAATGATTTATGTAATTTTAATAGTATATTTGTAATTGATGGAGGAGAATTCAATATAAATGATATATCAAAAAAAGGTAATACAGCAATTATATTATTATCACAATCTGGAGAGACAAAAGATATATATGATTGTTTAAAAATAGCAGAAGAAAACAATATATTTACAATTGGAATTGTAAATACAGTTGACTCTATGATAGCTAGAGAAACAAATTGCGGTTGCTATATAAATGCTGGGAGAGAAATAAGTGTAGCATCCACAAAATCATTTACAAATCAAGTTATAGTTCTCTCTATGGTAGCTATATGGTTTTCACAAATTCATAATATAAATGTAAATAAAAGACAAAAATATATAAAATATTTACGGCAATTACCTTATGATATAAAAGAAATATTAGAAAAGGTAAATATTGACGATAAGATTATTGATGTATTAAATAAAAAAAATCTCTTTATTTTAGGTAAAGAAAAAGGCGAGGCAATATCAAAAGAAGCTAGTTTAAAAATAAAAGAAATTTCATATATACATGCCGAGGGATATTCTAGTAGTGCTTTAAAACATGGTCCTTTTGCTTTATTAGAAAAAAATATGCCAGTTATATTATTATTATTAAGAAATAAATTTTATGCAAAAAATTATTCATGTTATGAAGAAATAATTTCGAGAGAAGCACCTGTGATAATTATAAATAATTATGATATTGAAACTTGTGATGATTATGAATATGTGATAAGTATACCATATAATGAGGTTTATAATGAATTATTATCAATAATTCCACTACAAATTATAGCATATAAATTATCATTAATGAATAATATAAATCCTGATAAACCAAGAAATTTAGCAAAATGTGTTACAACAGATTAAATTATAAAAAATATAAAAAATATAAAATTTATAAATATTTTACCATATGAATTTCTTTTTGTTTGAAACCAGAATTTTGATAAAAATTTACATTTTTTTCATTACAATCTAAAATAATTTTATAACAGTTGGATTGAATAGAAATATTTATTAATTTATCAATTATTTTTTTACCCAATCCTTGTTTTCTATAATTATTATGTATAACAATATCTTCTATATGACCTACTAAACCCATATTATGTATAACTTTATTTTCTATTAGCAAAGTTCCTGTTCCAATAATTTTATTATTATCTTCAATAACAATAATAATATGTTTGTTAGAGAGATTATTAACAAAGTTTTTAAATTGTATAAAATTAATTTTTTCTTTTTCAACAATAGTTAATTGTTCTAATAAAGTGAAATAATCTTTGTAATAATCATTAGATTCAATGTGTCGAAAAATGATAATTATTATATTAAATATTATTTAATATTTAAATTAATAAGTTAATTAATAAGTTAATTAAACAAAAATATATATAAATTTTATAATGGTAAAATCTATTTTAGATAATACAATAAATTATCCAGAAATGAAAAAATTAGATAAAGATGATTTAGAATTTGATGCTACAGTATATGAAATTGAAATATTAGGAATAACACAAGAAATAGCTTTAGGTCAAGCAAAATATAGTTTTATACAAAAGAATATAATATATTATCCAATATATTTAGTAGTTAAAGATAAGGTTGATTCTCAAATAGGTTTGTATGAAATATTAGCAGATAGAGAGCCTAATATACTAGATGAAGATGGTGATATAGATATTGAAAGATTAAATGAACCATTATTTTATAATTATTTTATAGAAGATTTCATTGAAAAATCATCTCAAAAAAAAATATCAGAAGATGAAAGTGTTGAAGAAGATGAAAGTGTTGAAGAAGATGAAAGTATTGAAGAAGATGAAAGTATTGAAGAAGATGAAAGTATTGAAGAAGATGAAAGAGATGGAGAAGATGAAACAGATGAAGAAGATGAAAGAGATGAAGAAGATGAAACGGATGAAGAAGAAGGCAAAGATGATGATGAAAGTGTGCAACATCACGATGAATGGATAAAAGAATATATGAAAAGCAATTTTTATGAAATTTTAGATAATGAAGGAGGTGGCGATTGCTTGTTTGCTAGTATAAGAGATGGACTAAAAACAATAGGACGTGATATAACAATAGGTGAAATGCGTAAGATTTTATCAGAACAAGTAACGGAAGAATTATTTTTAAATTGGAAATTATTATATGACGAAACAAAAAACAATTATGAAGAAATAAGAAAAACCATGAGAGAATTGAATAGTAGAAATAAAGAATTAAAAACACAATTATCTAGTATAAAAAATAGAAAAGAGCAACAGGAAATAATAAAAGAGGCAAGAGAAAACACAGAGAAATTTAAAATAGAAAAAGACAATGAAGGTTTTGCAAAAGAAATGTTACAAGAATTTAATTTTATGGAAGGAATAAATACAATCGAAGATTTAAGAAAAAAAATAGAAAGAAGTAGTTTTTGGGGTGAAACATGGTCAATATCCACATTAGAACGTGAGTTAAATTTAAAATTTATTTTATTTTCTGAACAATCATTTAGTATGGGAGATGAAGATAATGTATTAAATTGTGGACAATTGAATGATAGAATATTAGAAGATAGAGGTGTATTTAATCCTACACATTATATAATGTTAGCATATAATGGCAATCATTATGAGTTGATAAAATATAATAAAAAAGGATCATTTACTTATAATGAATTACCAGAAAAAGTGATAAAATTAATAAAAAATAAATGTTTAGAAAGACAAGCAGGACCTTATTATTTAATACCAGATTTTAGAGAATATGATATAGGGAAAAATAATGATTCAAAAAAACATGATGGAGAGATAGACGATGAAGTTATGGAAAAGTTAATTACACCAGAAAAAGATTTATATAAAGAGGATGTAGTTTTTCAATATTATTCAAAATCAGCCGGGAATAAATTTCCGGGGGAAGGCGTTGGTGAAATACTTAACAAGGAGAGAAAAAAAGAATTTATAGAACTTTCCAAAATACCAGACTGGAGAAGAAAGTTATCAAATTTTTGGGAAAGTAATTTAAAAATAGATGGAAAAACATGGAAAACAGTAGAACATTATTATCAAGGTAATAAATATAAAAATAATAATCCAGATTTTTATGAAAAATTTACAATCGAATCTGGTAGTGATATTTCAAAAGAAGCTGAATTAGCAAAAGGAGCAGGAGATTCCATGGGCAAGTATAAAGGAAAGAAAGTGAGAGATGATAAAATAAAAATCGATCCAGGATTCTTTGATAAAAAAGATGAAGTGATGAGTGTAGCTCAAAAAGCAAAATATGAACAAAATAAAGAATTAGCAGATATACTTATAAAAACAAAAGACGCAAAATTGATGCATTTCAAGAGGGGGTCTGAACCAGAACGACAAGATATTTTAATGAAGATAAGGTCTGAATTAATAAGTTCTAGAGATTAATTAGAAATCATTATCTAAATTAAGGATAGTAAAGAGTTAAATATTTTCATAAGTATAATTTTTTGATATTATATTAAAAATTTTTGAAATATTTTATAAACTATATTATATATGTTTATTATATAAAGATTTATGTTATTAAATAAAATTAGCAGTAATATAATCGAAAGAAATATGGATAAAGTAAAAAAATGTAATATAGATTATTCTGATATTAAATTTGATGAATTGAAAAATTACATTTATATATTTTATATAACAATATATAGCGGTAATAAATTTATTAATAAGAATAATAAATATATAGAAAAAAAAATAGAAGAAAACAAAATATTTGACAAAAGTAGTAAGCCATTAATGTGGGATTCAAATTTTTTTCCAGATAATATAAAAAAATATATAGAAGAAGAGCGTTCAACAATGATAAAATATACTATAAAAATAGAGTCAAGAATTTTTTCTCTCTACTTTTATATTTTTAACGATGATGAAATATTAAACAATATTGATAATTATGCAAAAAATGTTTTTATCTGGTTATATATTGCAAATCAATATATAAATAAAAATTGCTCTAATTATACAAATATTTATATATATTTAACGCCGTTTTTAAAAAAACTACCTACTAAGAGTAATAAAATATTAGATCATAATAATGTAAATACAGCATTTACAATGGGTGGTTGCAACGAAAAAGGAGAGATAATTATTTATAGAAAAGAAGAATGGTTTAAAGTATTAATTCATGAATGTTTTCATAGTTTTGATTTAGATTTTTCTTTATCAAATATAGAAAAAATAAAATACAAAATTAAAAAACAATTTAATGTTAAGAGTGATCTATTAGTATATGAAAGTTATTGTGAAGTATGGGCTAGAATAATAAATTGTTTAATAACAGCATATGCTTGTTTAAAGAATAAAAAAAATATAAAAAGATATATGGAATTAAGTAATATATTTTTACAATTAGAGAGAATATATTCATTACAGCAATGTAATAATATTTTAAATTATATGAATATTTCGTATGATAATTTACTAATAGATAAAAAAAATAATTATAATGAAAATTCAAATGTATTTTGTTATTATGTGTTAGGAGCGATTTTGATGAGTGATTATTATAGATTTATGGATTGGTGCTATAAAAATAATAGATATTTTATTAAATTTTCAAATAATCCAGGAATATTATTATCATATGGAAATCTAATAATAGATATTGGTATAAAAGGAGAATTTTTAAAGGGATTAGAATGTGTAAAAATGATAGCAGAAAATGTAGCACGAATGACATGTATAGAATTATAATAAAATTGAATAAAAAATATATATATTTAATTAAAAGATAAATTATCAATTATGGGTATTCGTTTATTGAATAAATATATAAAAACAAATTGCAAGAATGGAGTAAGTGTAATAAAAATGGAGAATTTAAGAGGAAAATATATAGCAATTGATACTTCAATTTATTTGTATAGATTTTTACAGGAAGAAGTATTACTAGAAAACTTCTATTTATTATTATCTCTTTTAAAATTTTATAATATAAAAGGTATTTTTGTTTTTGATGGAAAACCGCCCGAGGAAAAATATAAATTAATTGAAAAGCGCAATACTATAAAAGAAGAAGCGCGAGAAAAATATAAAGAATTAGAAAATAAAATTAATGAAGATAATGATAATAAGTATGAAAGTAAAGAAAAATTTTTACTAGAAACTGAAATGGTTGAATTAAAAAAAAAATTTGTGAAATTAGAAAGATATCATATTGATAGTATAAAAAAATTAATATCAGCATTTGGTGAAAGTTACATTGATGCTGATGGTGAAGCAGACCAATTATGTGCTAAATTAGTTATAAAAAAAATAGCATATGCTTGTTTAAGTGAAGACATGGATTTATTTCTTTATGGATGCCCAAGAGTTTTACGATATTTAAGTCTATTAAATGAATCAATGGTATTGTATAATTTATCAGAAATATTAAAAGAGTTAGAAATATCATTAAGTGAATTTAGACAAATATGTGTATTATCAGGAACAGATTATAATAATTATGATAATGGTGTAGATTTATATAAAAGTGTAGAGTTTTATAAGAGTTATAAAAATGATACAAAGAATAATAATATAGATTTTTATACATGGGTAGATAATAACATGAAAGGGTTAATTAATATTATAGAATTATATTTAATCAATAATATGTTTCTATTAGATAATGTTAATTTAAAACGTTATAAGATAAATAGAACATTAATAGATACAGAAAATATAAAAGAAATTATGAAGCATGATGGGTTTATATTTATAAATTAAATGCTAATTTTAAAAGTAATATAATATTATTAAAAAGTATATATTATATTATAATATAATAATAGTATGAATGAAGAACGTTATGTTAAACAATCAAAAAAAAGAAGAAATATCGTGAATGAAAAAAATTTTTTTATTCCAAATTATAATGAATATGAATTAATTAGGAATCAAAATCATAGGGTTTCATTTTTAAAGGATATTTGTAAACATTATAAGCAAAAAATATCAGGTAGTAAAAAAGAACTAGAAGAACGTGTTTATAATTATTTACGAGATTCTTTTTACGTAATTAAATTACAGAGATATATTCGTGGTTATTTTCAGAGAAAATATAATTATTTATTAGGACCGGGATTTTTAAGAAGAAGTATTTGTAAGAATGATAAAGATTTTTTGACTTTGGAAGATATGACAGAGGTACCATATAATCAGTTTATAAGTTATATTGATGAACAAGAAAATGTATGGGGATTTAATATAGTATCTCTCTACAATTTATTTTTGAAAAGTGAAAAAGGCGTTTTAAATCCATATACTCGAAATAAAATATCAGTGAATATATTAACAAATATAAATAATATTATAAAATTATCAAAATGTTTGAAAATAAATTGTGATACAAATTTGGAAGATATAAGTAATAATTTTAGTAATAAAAAAAAAATAGAAATGAGAACATTGGAATTATTTCAAAAAATAGATGAATTAGGAAAC